ACCACCATCATTACCTGTAAATTTAATATCTTTATCTTGTACAATAGAAGTAATTAATACATCACTTGAAGAATTAGATATTGAAGCAAAGTGTGTGCCATCATCTTTAAACATTACATCAGCACCATTAGCGTCTAAGATAATATCTGTATCTGCATCCAACGTAATTGTAGAAGCACTATCTATCTCAGCAATTACTGGAGTTGTCAATGTTTTGTTTGTAAGTGTATCAGTTGTATCTCTACCAACAAGGGTGTCTGTTGCGTCAGGTATTGTAATTGTTCTATCTGCTGTAGGGTCTGCTACAGTTATTGTTGTCTCAAAACTGTCTGCTGTTGCACCCTCAAATAAGATTGAATTACCACCTGTGATTACTGCAACTGTACCTGTTAAATTAGGTATTGTTACCGTTCTATCTGCTGTTGGGTCTTCTACAGTTAAAGTTGTTTCAAAACTGTCAGCAGTAGCACCTTCAAATACTATTGCACCAGCAGAGTTGGCAGTACCAGTAAATGATGGATTTGAAATCGTTGGTGTATTGATTGTTGGACTTGTTAAAGTCTTATTTGTTAATGTGTCTGTAGTATCTTTTAAAACAATTGTACCTGTTGCGTTAGGCAAAGATATAGTTCTATCTGCTGTTGGGTCTACCGTTGTAAGTGTTGTCTCAAAACTATCGTCTGTTGCACCCTCAAACACAAATGAGTTTTGAATACTAACTGTTGTTGAATCCACAGTTGTCGTTGTACCAGAAACAGTTAAGTTACCTGCGATAGTGACGTTAGCGCCACTCATAGTCATAGCAGTAGTTGTACCTGATTTAATAATTAAATTACCAGATGTGTTTGTAAGACCACCAAAAGTAGTACCACCATCTTTTAGAAGTATATCACCACCGTCAGCGTCTATTGTAAAGTCGCCAGTTGTATCTATTGTGGCAATGTCTGGTGTTGTAAATAAATTAGCGATAGTCATTTCTTTTAGAGCGCCTGCGTCAGCGTCTCTAATAACGATACTATCTGTTGTTGCTGGAGCAGCACCTAAATCTGTTTGGTCAGAAATAAAAGAAGCAGAGAAAGGTGTTACCTCACTCTCTAACTCATTCATTGCCGCTACTAGGTTACTTGCACTAATAGTGGAACTTAGAGTTGATATATCTCCAAAGTCTGTTGCTGATAGAGTATTAAAAGTTGTTCTTAATTGTTCTATCGTTGCTGTCGCTGCTACTGTTCTTGCTGCCATATTATTTTACCAATTTTAATAAAAGTCCTTTTATTTCAGACATTTCTTGTTTTAAATTATTTATATCTCTTACCGCATTTCTTAAATCATTACTAGACTGTCTTGCCTCTTTAATACGATTAATATGTATTTGATATGCATTTCTGTCCGTTTGTATAATGCCATTAGAATTTGTATCTCTCACAATACTTCTATGACCTTCTACTTTTAAATAACTCATACTATACTGCTAACGCAATCGCTCTCATATCTGTGAGACGTGGAGGATATGCTGGGTTAGTTCCTTTCATTACTATTTTAATTTTAAATGATACAAACTCATTGATACCGGATTCATTAAATTCATAATCTGAGAAATCTAGTTTATAGTTTTGATTGTAAGGTGATTGACTTCTACCTTCAGCACTAACAGCCGTATTTGCTTGTGTTAATTGAACGTAAGGTATATCTTTCATTTCTCTATCATCACCTTCAAACTTAACTTTTCTATATACTTCAATTGAAGATGTTGGGAATACACTTGCAGCCAATCTTACATCTAAGGCTGTAGATGGATTCTCTAACTGTATTTCTTTTGTAATATATTTTGCAGCCACACTACCACCAGTTGGGTCTGTTTCTGCAACGAAACCTGTTCTATTGCCACTCGTTGGACTATCTAATCTATTGTGTGTACAGTAAATATTTGTTCTTGCTAAGTCAATAACTGGACTGACGTTTGCATTTGTAGAAAGCAAAGTAATATTATAGAACAATGATTTAGTACCAGACAAGTGAGTTGTTTCATTAATACCACTTGCTACTGTTCTTGCACTTGTAAAGTAATAGTTTTCGTTTGGTACAATACTTGTAAATGCACTATCAGTAGAGTAAGATGTTTCAGTACCATCAATTGATGTTGTACTTGTTGTCTTAATACTGTGTGCTGATGTTGTATCTGGGAATATCATAGTACCAATCTTAGGCATAACACTTTCAAAGGCACGGTCTTGCGTTGCAACCACAGTTGTACCACCAACACTACCAGTTGATGTTGCCGGGTCACCAGTTAATGTAATTGTATATGAATCCTCAGTCACGTTGCCTACATCATGTGTGCCATTAATCACACTACCTTGAATACCATTGTAATCAGTTGTAGAACCTAAACCTGATATTGTAACCTTACTAGGTTTGTTATCATTCATGCCATGATGTGCATGATTGATTTTAATAATGTTAGGATTACCACCAAATGTTGTACCAGAACCTGCCGTACTGTTTGTTTCAATAGGGTTGTTGTCTAGTGTTTTACTTGCAAGAGCGTCATTTGTTAATGATAATGTACCTGTTGTATCAGTTGTAAATGCCGCTTTGTGTAATGTAATTTTTAAATCTTCCATTTGGTCTTCTGTCCATAGTTTTGCATTTTGCGAACGGAACAATGAACCAAATAAAGGTTGTTGTGTCACTCGTCTTGTACCACCAACGTCTGTATCACCTAATCTACTTACCCATGCTTTGTATTTTTGACTGTTTGGTTTTAATACAATTGCATATTCTTTTCCACCTTGTAGATATACAGGTGATGGGAATGTTACCGTAGTGGCAGACGAAGCGTCTGAACTTGTATTAACTGAACTTGATTGTACAGTTACCTCAGAAAAAGGAATTATTCTTCTACCAGGTCTGCTGTTGATTGTTTCTACTAGATAAACTTTAATTGGTATAGTATCATCTTTTTCTTCAAAGTATAAATCAACTTTAGTTAAGAACACACCTTCATTGTTATCAATACTGAATGTTTGTGCTAATGGGTCTGGATTAGGATTATCAGGTGTGAATGATGAAGCGATTGAGAAGTTATCTGTTGTTCTTCTTTCTTCTCGTTCAGACACCGTTCTTGTTTGTATAACTGGCACCCTAGTTGATTGTATAGTTTCCTGTGTTGTTGTTTGCAAACCACGAGCAGAGTATGTCGCTTGTGCAAATGTATCAACATCATTATCTGTTGAACTGTTTGTTGATGAACTTGTTAATCTGAATATTCTATCACCTGTTCTAAATCTTTCAGTTGATGTATTTGGTATTGTAAACGTACCTGTGACTGAACCAACTGAGTTAGTCACTAAGTTGCCACCTAAAACACCACCATCTGGTGTCACATGCGAGGTTACTGCAACATTATCAAAGAAAGGGAAAACTTTTGTATTTGGTTTTAATCTTGTACCTGTGAATGTAATTGTTTGAGAACGAATGAAAGGTATAAATGCAACATCAACTATTCTATCACCAAATGATTGTCTTATAACATTGTTACCTGCAATCTCTCTTGTAATACCTGTTCTTGTTCTTGTTTGTATATCACCTGACGCTGTGGTTGTTTCTCTACCACCACCAACTCTACGAGTGGTTGTAGACGCCCAACGACCAGACCAGTTTGTTTGCCAGTTGTTCCAAACTGTACCTAAATTATTTGAACCACCTGCAAGACTAGTCATTGTATCAAATAAGTTGTTATCATTTACAATTAAATCAGGTCTTCTAGTTGTATCGTACCACTCATCAACATCTGGTGTTAATGTAATATCACCTTGGTACTGGAATACTAAGAATGGATTACAATTAACTGATTTAGTGGCGTAAGGGTTTTTAGTTAATTCTGCATGTGAATATGGTAGTGTAATTAAGTCACCTGTTTTTTGATAACCTGCCGTTGTTCTTTCAGCGTCTGTATCATTACTTGCTAACTCAATTAATTTTACCATGTCAGTATGGTGTTCAGGTCTTAACTCACCTTCATCCATATCAACTGAACATTTATACTCAGTAGATAAAGTATCACCAACATTGTGACCTTTGAAACTATCTACTACAATACCATTTTTAAATCTATCTAAACCTGTAGCTGCGTCTTGTATTTGTGTATTGATTGCTTGTTGTTCTAACAAAGACAATTGAGTATAGTATTCTATATTCTTAATTCTTGTTTCTAATTTACCAATGTCTCTCATTGTATAACGTCTGTTATCAACAACGGTTACATCTACATCACTTGTATTAAATGTATAAGGTGGTAAACTTAAATAGTATAACGCCATAGCGTCATCAATTGCTTCTGGTCTTTGTGGGTCAATTGCAGGCGTACCTTTTGCCTGTTTAAACTGTCCGTCTTTTGTGACGAAGATACCATCTATTCTACTTAAATAAAATTCAAAATCAAGTGTTGCGTCTGAACTAGGTTTTGGCATATCAACAGCAGATGAGCCTGCAGCTGTATAATCTTTTGCACCTATACTATCTACTGCACCAAATCCTACAACACCAGAACTATCTGATACTCTAGGTCTAAAGTCTATAGCGTCTCTTAATTGTATTCTACCTTTTGATGGACTATCAAAAGTTGGTATTGCGTCATAATCTACAACACCAGAATAACTATCTACTGAGAAGTAATCACCACTACCATGTGTAAAGTAATTAAATGTAATCAGTAATCTACCAGTTGGCGTTTGAGCGCCATCTTTTCTTACTATTCTACCAATGTCATAGAAACTATCTCTTTGACCATTGTCTAATGTAAATCTGTCTGTGATATCAGTATGACTTGTTGTTGCAGCCGTACTAAAATCAGGTGACATGTAGACACTTGTTAAGGCGAATATATCTGCCTTACCTAAGCTAATAGTTTTTTCTTCACAATCTGCTTGGGAGGAAATTGTTTGTGTTTGACCTGAAACTAATGCTTTTGTTTTTTCGTTTGCAACACTTCTTGTTATTGTTGCAACAAGCTTAACTTTTGCCGTAGCATAGTTAGCACCAAGGTCTACTTGTAATTGTCTACCTGATGGACTACCAGTTAATGTGAATACAGCGTCACCCTCATGGTTATTACCAGAAAGTGATATAATATCACCTACAGCACCTGCGCTTGAACCGGCAGTCATTAATGATAGGGTAAAGTCACCTTCACCATGACTATCAAATGTTTCGTTTGCACCTGCTGAGAACGTTGCAACACCAGATGATGATAACGTCTCAACGAATTGTCTTCTTACTTTGTGACTTGTATCTGTAATACCTGCATTGTCAGTTGTCTTTAATGTTTTAATTGCACCTTCAGGTAATTTGTATACTAGAGAGGCAGTATCAACATTTTGTAATTTTGTTCTTCTTCTTTGTGCGTTACCAGATGTTATTGTACCTGAAACGGATTCAGTTAATGTAAGTGAAGTATCAGTTGCAATCGCTTCAACAAATCTACTTACTTGATTACCACTATCATCTTCTAAGACAATGTTATCACCAACAACTAACTCAGTAGTAAATCTTGTATTTTTACCTCGTACGGTATTTGTACCAGAAGTGACATCTAAACCACCTGTTAATCTTATATTACTTTCGTCTTGTTCGTTTGCAGCCGTGACTGTTAATACTGTGTCTGCCGTAAAGTTTGGCGAACCTGCCATACCCAAAGACTTGACCTGTGAGAAATCAAAGTTAGTGACACCTTTTCTATCTGGTGCGTCTGAGATAACTGTACCATTATTTGTTGATGTACCACCTGTGACTGTTTCACTTGTAGCAAAACTTCCTGATACATTACTTAATACTACAGTTGTTAATACTGTTTGTTCTAAGATTAAATCATCACCATCTGTTTCATCTACTAAGTTAAATCCGTCCTCAGTAATTAATTGGTCTGGGTCTGTTGCCGTGTTAGCAGAAACTGCTTCAACAACACCTGTTGCACCTGAAGTACCACCTGATAAAGTTTCACCAGTTGTGAATGAAACGTTTGATGATACACCAATGTGTGTAAACATATCAACATTGAATAAACCTAATTTGTAAATTGATGTAGTGTTTGAAGAAGTTGCACCGGCAGTACCAGAAACATATTCAAAGTATCTAGGTTTCGCTCTACCAATTTGTTCTACATCAACGTTTGTTGTAGATAAGTTTGTACCTCTTGTTGAGTTTTTAGATTTGAATAATGATAACTCTTTAAATGCCTCTGTCTCACCTGAAACTGTACCAATATCTGGCGAACCATGTATGTTAGTGACTTCTACAAAGTTACCTATTGCAAGTCTTGTTGTACTATTTTGTATAGTATCAAAGTCTCTTGCTTTTTCTATGGTAACAAATTTTTGTCCTGTTGTTTCTACTTCATACCCTTTTACATATGCCTTACCTGGTGCAAGTCCAACTGCTAATCTTGCTTCTGAGTTTTCTGAACTTAAACCATTGTATAAACTTGAACTGTCAGCAGAATAGATACCACGATTACTACCATCATTTTGGTGTTCTCTTACATCTATATCAAAAGATTTGGTAACGTAGTCACCACTCTCGTCTGCTGTTCTTCTTGCTAAAGTTTCTTCTAGTATGTTATAGTCTGTTCTTTGTACAATACTTTCTACAACACCTGACTTAACTCTTAGTAATTCAACAAAGTTATCGTCATCACTTGCTGTTGTAAGTTTTTTTGTAAGTGTTAGAGCAACTTTAAATCTGTGAGCACCTGGAGCATTAACGTTAGATGAACCAGTTGCGTTGTCGTTTAATGAACTATCATTTTCAGGTGTGACAAAACTTTCTGTGACTGTAAATCCAACTCTATAAGATGGCACATTATTGTATGCGTCTAGTATTAAAGTTTCTTCACTATTTGAAACAAAGAAACCATTAATAAAATATACACCTGCTTGTACATTTACTGAACTTGCAAAACCCATAGCATTACTTGTTGTAGGTAATGAAGTACCAGATGTACCAACAACTGCCGTTGATGATGTACTGTTATATGTAAATGTTAAAGTCTCACCCTCAGTAAATCTTTTTGTTGTAGTATCTGTACCAGTCGCCGTATATGAAACATATATTGTTGCCGCTGATGTAGATGTTGCTTCTGTTGTATTTACAACTGTCGCTGTAATACCTGATGTACCACCTGTGACTGTTAAACCTTGCATGTTCGCCACCGTGGCAGTAGAGTGACTTGCTAATTTAACATATTCGTATTTTGTATTGAGAGTTATCTCACCAGGTATGACCATACTACCATCTTTGAAGATGTGTTCACCAAATCTTTCAACTTGGTTTTGTAATATAGTTTGTAGTTGTGTTAGCTCTCTTGCTTGAACTGCAAAAGCGGGTCTGAATAAAACTCTATGAAAATTCTTCGCTTCTGAGAAGTCATCAAAGTAAGGAGAGACGTTAAAGTTTGTTGCCATTTAATCTCCTAAAACTCTACTATTAACTTTACATTCTCCGTTTGGTCTGAAGCACGGCTAATAGGTTTTCTATTTTCTATGTATAAGATATCTCCTGTATCTGCCGTTAATTCTGGAGTAGTATCATGTGAACTTGGTGTACCTGTTGCACTTGAAGTTGCACCTGTTACCGTATTTGTTCCAGAAAATGCCGTTAAGTTACCATCAGCGTCAACACCTTGATTTGTAAACTGGGGTTGTATGTATCTTAACACTTTTGTTGTTGCGTTAAAGTCAACTACGAAACCTACAGCACCAGAAGTTGCTTGTGTAATCTTTTCATCTACTTGAAAACTACCAGGTGTGCCAGAGAAAGTCATTGATTTAGTTGCGTCTAGTGTTGAAGCAGTTGCCGTTGAACCTGTTGTACTATCAGTTGGATTTCTCAATAGAGCAATTCTTCTAAAATCATTTGTAGTATTGAACTCACCACTTTCACTTGTTGCAAAATCAACATTCATCATTACAAAGAAACCACCTAACTCAGCAACAACGTCTGAAGCATGACCATTTGGTGGTGAGATAATGAAATCTATATCAGCACCTGATACGTTTCCAATCTCACTTGCTTTAACACTTGCATAAGTGTAACCAGAACCTGCGGTTGTGATTGTCACACTTGATACAGCGTTTGAAGAAATAACAACTGTACATTTACCACTTGAACCATCACCACGAATATCAACATTAGTATATGTACCGTTTGTACCACCAGACCCAGCTGCCGTCACTTTAACATTTTCTATTGCACCAGCAGTAGTTGAATAGTCTGTGCTTTCAGTTGATACATGAATAAAATCTGTACTCATAAAGTTTGCTTGTTCAGAAGCAGATAATGAATACATGTATTTCCATTTATAACTATCACCAGTTGTGAATACACTTGTTGTTTTATTACCAGTAGGTTCTACCGTTGAAGCACTATCACCATTATTGTCTATACATTTATATACATCAAAGGTACTATTCATTACATAGAACGTACTATCTAATAAAGTTGTTGCACCACTATTAGCGGCGATTGCTGTGCCAGCACTATTAATCTCTCCGTAGTCGTGTCTGTAATAATCGTAAGTCGTACCAGTAGTCCAGTTTCTTCTTGGTATTACTGCTGATACATCTGAACTTGTAACCTTTTTAGCAGATAGTAAGTCATCATACACATAATAATCTACACTACCCACACTATCAACTGGTGTAGGTGGTGATGTATCTGTACCATCATTGAATGCTTGATTGTCTGAAAACGCTTGAGGTCTACCAATTGCAAGATAATAAGTGTCTGCGCTCTCGCTGAAACTCTCACTAAATTGATTAGCGTTTTGGATTCTAAAATCTTTTGTTATAATTGCTGGCATTTTTTCTCCGTCATAAACTATTTATACACCCATTCTAACTGAATGTGGTTTTTATTTGAGCAGGTATAGTAAAGTTGGTTTTCAGTCCTGTACTGAAATCATCTATTCTATTAGCACCACCATTTAATGATGTGTCACCTGTTCCAGTTAATTTTATACTATTTAGTGTGGATAATGTGATACCACTATCCATATCTCGTAATCCTAATTCTTGTTTGATATCACCACCATCTTCTAATAATAATCCGTCTTTCTCGTCAGCGGCAGTATTTAATATTATTCTATCAGGTGTATGGTCAAAGGCACCAGATACTAAATTACCTATAGTTTTCATGCGAGGACCTGCATAGACAAATCCTTGACCTACAGTTGTTGAACGAAATGACGTATCATTACTAGGTGCGGTTTTAATTGTAATCTCTTGTTTTAAATCTACTGCCCTACTACTCGCTGTGAAAGCCGTACCTGCCTCAATACCCAATGCAGGAGAACTTCTTTTACTTGAACCGTCAGTAGTTGTACCAAGTCGTCTGCCAATCTTCTCAGCAAACACAACTCTAAGTATTTCAATAACCTCGTCACTTTCTGTAATACCAGACAATCTAGTATATCCAGTTTTCATCTTCGCATTTAATCTTGTTCTTATAGATACTTCCCCTTGGAAGTAGAAACCGGCAGGGTGTATAGCAGATTTAAGATAATCTCTCCATTCACCTATTGCCTCACCAACTTTGATAATGTATGAATAATCTTGGTAGTATAAACTATCTTGTATCTTCTTTGTACTTTCAGAAACTTCGCCATCAACACCTACACTTTGTCCGTCAGTTTCTATTACAGTACCTACTGTAGCAGTCATACTTGATTGAGGTGTTTCTGTATTAAAGTTTCTTACTCTTGCCGTTTCTGTAGATGTACCACCTGTAATTGTAACCTTGTCTTCAAAGTTATTGACTACACTTGATAGTGTAAGTATATTTGTGTTAGCGTCAAAACTATCTACAACACCTGTTGCCGTAGTAGTATCGTCTCTTTGTATTTTACTACCTGCATTTGTAGATGAACCGTCAGTACCATTTAACAATACATAATCTGTATTATCTTTCTGTACATATTCATCAAAGATAATTCTATCGTTATCTGTTTCGTCTCGTAAGAAGTCAGGTGCTTTACTTTCTGGTACGGCGTCAGATACAAATTCTTCTAATGCAATTTGTTCGCCATCTTCCGTAATTAAATCACCTTCTTCACTATTCAATCTCATTACTGGTTGTCTAAAGTCTTCAAGTAATATTGAGAACTCTACAGGACTAAAATCTTCCATTGCAATAAAGTCCTCAGTAGAAGCACTTACAGTTTCACCAGTTGTAAAACTTCCAGATAGTGTGTCTATTTGTAAATGAACTTTTGGCGAAACTTCTGGTGGTGTCTCATATCTAAACCCATGGTCAATAACTCGAGCAGATAAAGCATTACCTACACTATTTGATACAGCGTATAATGCCACACCTGAACCAGATGTTGATGTGACACCCACAGTAGGTAGTGAAAGATAACCACCACCTTTATTTGTAATTCGTATTTTGGTAACATCATTTGTATTACTGTTTGTTGCCGGTTCCATAACAAGTTGAAAGTCTGTACCATCTTCAAGTAATATAACACCATCATCTAATGTATCTTGTTCTAATGTGAAACCACCATTTACTACGGCAACTTTACCTGCAAGACCTGTACCATTTGTTGGATTGGTAACTGATAATGCTTCATCAACTGCATAACCAGAACCACCTGTTTCTACTTGAACACTATCAATCTTACCATAACTTACTTGGTCAATTTGGGCGATTGCACCTGTACCACCTTTTTCTTTTGTAAATGATATAGTCTCACCTGGTGAATAATATTGACCAGAAGTTGATACTGTCACATTATCAACAACACCTTCAATATTTACTTCTAGTGTTGTATCAGCATTTGCATTATCTACACCTGAGAATACTGATTTAGTATTTTGTATTAGTCTGTCGCCTGCGTTTGTACTTGAACTATCTGTACCATCAAGTATAATATCATCACCATCTGTTTCATCTAAGATACCATCACCACCACTACTTGCAAAATCACCAGTTGTGCTTGCCTTATTAAGTACATAGGTTACAACGTCATGTGAAACACCATTTAACGATACTGTAGATACTGTTGCCTTCTCAACAACTGAACTGGCAAGGTCTACTGTATCATTACCTACAATATCTGTTTGTGTAATTGTTTGACCAACAAGATTGTTTAAGTTACCGTCTGTTGGTGATGATAATGTACCTTTGATGATTTGTTCTGTTTCAAAGTTACCGTCTGATACTCGCAACATATCAACTGTTGGATAGTATATCTCTGGTGTCTCATTAAACAATGCACGGAAAAATATCTCATTTGCAACCTTTGTACCTTTTCTTTTGTACAAAGATAAAATATTTTTTGTAAGTTGTCTCTTATCTAAACCATCTGTAAGATTGTTTGGTATTGTTTGTAAGAATGTATTTCTAAATTGTAAAAAGAAATCATCTATAGTATCATTAACATCAGCGTATTCTAAAAGTTGATTTAGATGTGCGTTTGGATTTGGTCTGTATTTAGAAAGAACACCTGTAGCACCAGATGTACCACCTGTGATTGTTTCACCTGTAATGAATAAACTATTTTCTGTGACGTATAGTTGTAAGTTGTCTGTATCTTCCGCTAATATTGTTGCCGTTTGACCTGACGTTGCACCTGTGATTGTTTCACCTTTTGTAAATTCACCTACACTTGTTTGTTCATTGAGAATATAATCACCTTCGTTGTTGCCATGTTCGTCTGTAGCATTCAACGCCACAAATCCACCAGTTGCACTTTCAAGTAATATTTGGTCAGAAGCGGTTACACTTGATAGTGTAATTTGAGCAGAGTCCATGAAAACATAATATTGTTTTACGAACTCAACTAATAATGGATTGTTTGCTTGTATGTGTTGAGGGAACTGCCTCGATACAATGTTGCTTATCTTCTTTGTAAATTTTGCCATTTACTAACTCGCATAGTTTGTCGCTGTTGTATATCCTATACCTGAAGTTGTATCATAGTCATCAGCAGTCACAGTCACCGTTGTGTTCGCTTCATCAATTTTGATAACTTGGTTACGAACTGGAACTATATCTACTGAGTTAGGTATAACTGTTAGTCTTACGGCAGTTGATGTAGCACCATCAACGTCACCAACTGAGGTAATATGTAAACTGTTTAAAGTTATTTTACCGTTTGTATAATCTATTGTACCTAATGTATTATTTGTATAAACATTAACACCGGCAGCCACATAGTATAATCTAACATTACCTTCACCGTCATCATTTAAGAAATAATCATTTGTTGTATCACCAGAAATTTTAAATGATGTAGATGATAAAATACCACCTGATGAAGCATTGTGTCCTGAATGAGGATTATAAAATGCGTTATTGAAATTAATTGTATATGTTGTAGAACCTGTTGTTGTCGCCGTAAATTGTTTATACATTTTAAGAGTTGTAATGTTAGACAGTATAGATGTGTCTGATTTATTTACTGTCTCAATAAATTTAGAATGTCTAAACACTTGGTCAAACTCCTGTAAATTATCTGTATTGAAATTTGTTATTGCTGTTTGTACTAATGACTTAATACTGTCTGCCGTTTTGATAGTTGCCTTAGCGTCATATCTAACTGTAGTATTTAACGTAATGAATGTTGTTTCAGGATCCTCAATGACAGGCGTCACACTTGCAACGTTAAAGTTTTTCAGTTGACTTATAATATCAGACTTAGTTGCTTCTGTAAGTGTAGCACCAGCGACAGGATTAATAGAGATATATACTCTACCATAAACGGGTGTATCGTTATCTTCACCACCCCATACCTGAACTGATTTAGTATTTGAGTAAATTGATTTAACTTTGCTTTCATAATCTTTTGTTGTTACCGCCCTATTCTGTGTTGCATATTGTTTTGGTGCATTGAAACGGATACTTGCAGGACTTTCTGGGTCAGCACCGTTAGCACTATTACTATTTACAGTTAAACTAACGTCACTAAAACCACCTACAGTACCAGATAATGTAAATGAACTTGCACCATTACTATCAGGTCCATTTGTCACTATGTAAGTAAGTGTGACAATATTACCAGTTGACAATGCTTTACCTAAAACACCGTCACCAAATTTAACTTCGTACTGACTATCTTCCGCACCTTCTAAGTAATAAACTGTAGATGTAGATGTGACATCTGCTAAGTCAGTTGACTTTGTGTAAGTAGTTGTTGATGTATCAGTAGAACTGTTTTGTACTTTTACCTGTAATGTTGTTGTGTCTGCTAAATCATTCTTAATTAGAAAACGTTGATTAGCGTCTGAGGTATCAACTGTGTATTTGTTGTTGACTAAAGTACCTTCGTAAATTTTTAAATTAGAAAATGTATAAACACCTGAGACTGGTGTAATTGTTGTATCTTCTTTTACAAGATAGTTGTAAGATACACCATCAACTGTAGTTGTGAATGTTGTACCTTGTGAAGCTGTAAGAGTACCACCAGTTGCATTGTTCACTACTAAGTTTACATCAGCATAAGGTGCTGTTGCACTTCTTGGTGTGTAACCTACATGTTTGGCATGTGAGACAATACTGTTTCGTAAGTCAGCACTATCTAAAAACATTTCATTGGCAAGAACGTTTGCATATACAGAATTGTAATGTGTATTGTATGCCAAAACATCAAGCAAAGAAGACATAGCAGAACCTTCAAAGTCATAATCAGTAAATTGGTCTTGTTGTCTTAAAAACTTTTTAAGATTAGTTTTGATATCATCAAAATCCAAATCTGTGACTTCTAATTTTTTATTCGTTGCCATTATCTACTTCTTTCTAGTAGTGTAGTCAGTTGTACTAACTCACCTGGTATGTTTCGTATGTAGAAACTGATTGTGACCTCGTAAGCATTTCTATCTAAGTTAGGTCTAGCGTCAACACTTACTAGTCTTACTCTTGGTTCAAAGTTTACAATCGTTTCTTCTATTACTCTTGTTAAACTGTTGGCTGTAATTGGATTCATTGGCTCAAACAATATAGACGTGACGTTTGAACCTATCTCAGGATGAAAAGGTCTCTCAAAGTGATTAGTCAATATCAGATTTCGTACAGATTGTTTAACTGCCTCAACATCTTTTTTGACAATCACATCTTTTGTATTAGAGTTTACTTCAAAAGATAATGCAATATCCTTATATAATCTTGCACTTCTATTGCTAGCGTTTGTTCTTTGTGCGTCTCTATAACCTGATTGAATGATAGCCATACGACTATTTATATACTTTATCCAGCATTTACGTTAGAACTTCCGCCAACTCTTGGATGCCCACATGTGTCCGTATCACCTGCACGATTGACGCCTATACCTCCTACTCGTACAGTAGAACTACCATTCGCCGTTGTCTGGCTGATATGTCCTACTGGATGTGGAGATACAGTATCACCATTGATTGTAATAGGCTTGCCATTTACATTCACATTACGACTAGATGATACGACACCACCTGCACTATTGGCGTCACCATTTCGTTGTACTGCAGGCATTAACGTCCTTGACCTACACTTCTTTTGTGTTGTCGTCTCGTATGTTTGTTCTTAGGTCTGGACCTAGAACTGTTACCTATTGAAGTACGTTTCTTTGGTCCTCTTCTCCAGGTATTCTCCATCTTAGCCATTATTCATCTCCATGTTCACAACTTGCACAACCACATGAACCACAAGATGACCCATTAGAACAATGGCATCCGTGTCCGCAATTCTTACATGTTCCCATTTACTTCCTCTTTTTCTTTGTAGTCTTCTTTTTCTTTTTGACTACCTTCTTCTTTGTTTCTGTACTGCCAAAGTGTTCAGCAAGATTTCTTTTCTTACCTTTCTTACTCTTTGGCGACCATAATTCGTCCGTCATTGTCCATAATTTGTCTAAAAAACCCATAAAATCTCCTTTGTTGCAAAAATACAACACTTTATTTCAAGTCAATTCATCTAACCTATTGAAAAACAACACTTTTAATTTTAACAAATATGCCGTTTTTATTTGACTTTATAGTATTTATAGTGTATATTATACCCATAATAAAACGAAAGGTCACATTATGAAATATGAAACTACTTTAAATGATGTACTAGGATACATCAAGGACTCTGAAACTTGGGGTCAGAATTATACAGACATTATCGTGTCTGCTCTCAAAACTCGTAGAAGAACTGACGCTTTAAAAGCGAAAGCAAATATTACTGTTGGTTCTAAAGTTGTTGTGAATGGTCGTACTGAATGTTTTTTAGGTACTGTGACTAAGATTATGAGAACCAGAGTTAGAGTAAAGAACTCTAATAACGGTTTAGAGTACGGCGTACCTATGAATTTAATTACTGTAAAGGAGGTTGCATAATGATAATTAAAGTTGGCGATGTCGTTGATGTTAGTCGTAGCTCAAGTTTTAGAGCACGCTCTGCTAAAATTGAAAACATACAGATACAATGTACGGATGATTACACCGCTTCTGTAATGCAAGTTGATACAAAAAAAATTCCCTATGGCACCATCACATATGAAGATGTGACTTTTGAAAATGTGACCGGCGATATGCGTTGGGCATACTTTAGCCAAATTATAGAATAATGAAACTATACTGGATAGCATTATTCATAGGGGCACTTTTGGTGCCCTTTTTTATAGGGCAATATATTGATGGTGAATTATTAACTGGTTGGACTTTTACAGGTAACTGGAGTTGTCGCCTGTGCGATTAAGTTTGTTAGAAAAAATTTTAAAGTGTAAACTTAAATATGATAAACTTGCCATGAGAGAACCAAGAACTGGTCAGCAAGTGTATGACCGTATCGTCTGGGAAAGATTAAAAAAAATCCTAATGAGACGATACGGTCGTTATGATTAGCCTCTTATTTCATCTGACGATACTTCTGGTACCGTTATTTCTTTTTCAGGCATTTCAATAGTTACCTTTGGTATAGGCACCTCGTCTATGACGTTGAGTGCCTGTTCACCGTAGTAATGACCTAACCAAAAAGCACCTATGACGATTAAGACATAGATTAATTTTTGCATGTCTTCTCCTATTTGTTATATCTTTGCCACAAGTTAGCAGCAATCCAAGCAATTAGACCCCATTTGACTACTGCCATTGGTGCTAATATTCCTGTAAAGATACAGATTGCTAATAAAATTAATCCGTAATCTTTCCAAGCGCTTATATCTTTAATCCATTTTTCCATGGTTTTTCTCCTTTGTTATAAATTAAAACGTAAACTTTGATCCAACACTATAATGTGTTAAGTCACTACCAGTATCTAAATCGTCTTGTTGCATTTCTGCATAGACGCTAAAGCTATCTGTCATACTGTGACTAAGACCATAAGTCATATACGTTCCTGTACCTTCTTTATCTCCATATCCAACTGTAAGTGCCTTCCATCCTACTGTTGCTTCCATACCTTGTAGGTCTGTAGCAGCGTCTTTGTAAGTGTAAGTGCTTGCGATTGTGACATCACTTATAGTTGTTGAAGCTGACGCTCCATAATAGTAGATATCGTTAACTACATCTGCTGAGTATCCACCAGCAACAGATATCATGTCGTCAATGTCGTGGGAGATAGTTGCTTCCCAAACATCAATGCCATTTTCACCTGAACTACCATCTACAATTGCCATAGCACTAAACGTACCATTGTCAATCTTTAATGAGTTAGATGACCTGTCTGCCTTTTTGAATACTGCATTAGAACCATATACTTCAAAATTTCCTGTTTTAGAAATTCCAGCAAATGGGTGACCTTGTCGACCAACGGTGATTGCGATACCATTATTTTCTATACCTGCATATGCAAGTCTGGAATCAAATGTATCACTACCACTATCATCAACATCAAGTCCAACTTCTAGTTTTGCAATACCATTTAGCGAACTGCCTTCAATACTAGGTTCTGAAATATCAATACCTAATTTTGAGCCATTGTTCTCTAACTTACTGTGTGCAACACCAGATGAGTTTTCATCATGCGACCACTTGTAGTTAAATGTACCATACGGTGTGATTTCAACGGCACTTGCCTGATAGGCAAACAGTACCATACCAACAACCGTAAGAGTAATTAATCTTAACATGTATTCTCCTTTGTAAACGTGATTATAAACCTATAATCAATCCCAGGACGGGATATTAAAATGTACCTCGAACTTTATTCATAGTTATATTATTTATATATCTCCTCATATTGAGCCGCATATATTTCATCAACTTGTTCTTGCGTTGTGAGTATATAGGCGCCTATGTGAGTATATCCGTGCATTTTTGCATAGATAATTCTTCGACCACCTGCCTGCCATTTACGATAACCACTATTGATTTTTCGTACCATAACAGGATGTTTCATACCTTCTTTGTCCATACTTTCAAATAATTTACGATAATTAATACCACGAGCGTCTGCAAAGGTTGTCCAGTTGCCTTGTACATTGTCCCATTTGAACGTCACCTCTTTGAGATCCAGTATATGGTATAAATCTGGATGCGTGACTTGATTGGCTTCTAAAACTTTTTTAGTCATTATAACAAAACGCAACGTGATTGTATTCGTTTGCGGTCAATTCAGGTTTGTATTGTTCATGGACACGTGGATACATGGTACGTAATTGTGCCATATAACTATGGTAGGTATCTTTAGTGACTAAAGAATTATAGACAAGTATCTTTCCTTGTTTTCGTAACCAACGGTCATCTAAGTACACTTGACCATTCTCGTCATACACATCTACAAAAACGATATCATAGTTATGTCTCTCTTGTATAAACTCTTTAGCGTCTTGCTCGAGTATACGAAGACGTTTCGTTTTTGGTAAATTAAATTCTTTTATTGCGACAGAAATAACGTCAGGATTATTTTCTACCGTATCAATATGTAATTCTGGATATTTTTTCAACAAATAGGTGTGCATATTACCTGCACCAAGACCTAATATACAAATATGTTTTGGTGATACAGATTGGAATATTTTCACCATTTCTTGCATATACAATAATGATAGATTACCTGAAACGTGAAGACGACCTTGAACGTAGTTGTCGCCAAAGACTAATGTTTTAAAATCTGGTGTACGTTTAACTTCTATCATAATCTATTCTGCCAATATTTATCAGACTGTGTAAACTGAAAAACTTTCTCCCATGTACTCTGGTCAGGCACCTCATAACAAGAGATATGTGTATACCCTTTTTCTTTGGCATACCATACACGTTGATGACCTACAGATACACTATAAGCGATACTAGGTGAAAGAAGTATAGGGTGGGTCATACCATTCTCGTCTAAGTCTTTCATCAAACACTCTAAACGAAAAGTACCACCATGTCTCTTTGGACTCCGGTAATCAATGAAGTTACCAAGCATGTGAAGGTGATAGACTTTATGGTATTCAGGAAACTCTATGTGTTTGGCTTCGAGGAGTTTCATTGGTTGTTTCCTCTGAAAAGGCAGCATGCTATATATAAGGAAAAAATGAGGATTTGTATACTTGTATGTAAATAAATTTGAGGCACTATATCTAGTTTACATCAAACTTTAAATTACCTGACACCGTAATTCTATAGTCATCACTTGTATAAAAAGGATACACTTGATGAATATGTTTGGCGCCAAATAATATAAGTTTGCCTTCAAAAGATTTATCCACATTGATAGGGCGATAAGAAGGTGTGCCATCATGTGGATGATAATTGACAAAACAAAGTTTCGAGGTGTGTATATCACCATTCATCTCCGTACCAAAGTATTCTTCTTCTTTCTTTAAATCATAAGGTATTTGTATAAAGAGAATAAACGAGGCAAAACCAGAATGAATGTGCAACGGATTAAACTCATACTTACGTTGAAAATTAACCCATAGTGTATTACAGGCCACCGGTGCGTTTCGTGTAAACATTTGTATATTATCAAACTGGTGACGAAACGGACCTTCCAAACAACGAGTTCGTAAATACGCTATCACTTCGTCTGGTGGATTCTGTGTGTACAGATTATATTCTTGTCGTATATGACCCGCTAATTGCTTTGTGTACAGTTCACCTTCTTCTTTTGCCTTATAAACGTGTGTCGAAAACCAGTTCAGTATGTGCATGGGTACCTCAAAGGTAGAGATACCATGATGGTGTAAATATTCTTGTTCTCGTTCCCAATTCGTTCTCATTCCATATGGACCTTTTGGGCGACACTTCTAAATCTATTCATTGGAAAGCCGTTCGCAACAATAGAATGAAAGAACGTCACCATTGTTAATCGTTCTTCGCCTGTACCTGTATCAAAGTCCTTGACGCCATGCCACAGACTACTATCAAAACCTATACAACGATTAAACTTATTCGCAACAAACATTTCTTCAACAAAGCCGTCATTATTCGCACAACGATATTTCTCGCCTTCTTCTATCGTAATCTCACCGTTATACACTTTACGCTTCCACTCAGAATGCTTCGCTGAAGTTTCCAACGATTTTGGTCGATAAATCCCCGTACCACTCCTACCGTCCGCATCCTTACTCAGATAATGAATGACCGTATGCACATCTGGAAAGTCAGAATGTATCCAACCACCACCACCTGCCGGTATACGTTGAAAAAAACTTGACGCCTTAAACGTCATACCCATATTCATTAACTCAGCATTAGGCCAAAACAATGTAAAGTATTTCTTTTGTGTCCATGCAAAGAAACCTTCATCTACTTCGTGTACTGCCTGTGACCTTAACCCAGGCCAAGGACCACCTGAAGGACTCCATACTATCTTATCTGAATATGCTAAGTTTACAACTTCGTCTGGATTTGGCCAGAAGTCATCAACCACCACCGTGGGAAAGGTAATCATTCTACTTACCTTGAGCTTCTTCTAATGCCTTTACTCGTTCTTTTAGTTTTTCTATTTCTTCCATTAATTCTTTAATACTCATTTCATTCTCCTGTTCACATGTGCCACAACATTTATCTGTGCCACAATGTATATGTTCCATGTTGCTATTTATGAGGGCGGGACGGAGTAAGCCGTCCCTGTCTTACTACATACCCTCTCTGGTACGGTCTGTAGGACTTGAACCTACAATAACTTGTTCAGTTAGCCTTAGCCGTGTCTACCAATTCCACCAAGACCGCAATCCTATATATGTTAGTAAAAAAAGAAGTAATAAATCACACCAGACACGACCAATATATCTGCACATACAGACCATAGTATATACAAGCGTAGAAGCCATGGGAGGATATTTTTCTTCATGGAACGTATTTAGTTTCGCTCCAGTATTGACGTAGTGGGCTGTTAGATACAATCACAAAATGTATTGATTGCCGCCAATAGAAAAACATAACCTAGATATGTACCTAATGTACCTGTAAGTATAATGTTTGTCCAACCCCATTCTTTGATAAATCGTTTCATTTGTCTCCTGTATGTCTTAGTATCTTTATTACATTTATAGATTGCTGGTACGCTTCCAGTTTAGACGTATATATGTCCTAGTTCAAGTCTATTGGCGTACCATCTATGTCTACTGAACCACCATCTATCTTTATCTGACCACCTGCGGTCATACTAATCTTATTAGAGGCGTCTAGTCGTAGATTGTCCATAGAAGCATTCAAGTCGCCATCTATGAATTGATTGACATTACCCTTTACGTTCATGTTGAGATTACCTTCACGTACCATAATGTTGAGATTGGCGCCACTACCTACTTCTATGTCATAGTGATTGCCAGCCGTATCGCTCTTATTGACCTTGAGCTTGAGGCTGCCGTCTATGGTAGATACCTCATTACCACCTGTGAAATTAAAAAGATTGCTGTTGACAACATCATACTTTTCTGATATACTATGGCTCACAAGGGTACCATCATTACTGTATTCTAGGTATGAACCGGAAGAATGGGACAGGTGTACCCTACGACTACCAGTTGTGTCATCAAACTCTAATACATGCCCAGCTTCTGTTGCATAGACATGATTGAATGGGTACTCAGGTGCATAGGTGCCACCTAGGATGGCTGGCATATCAAAACTACCACCTGCACTACCAGCCACGGAGAGATTGTCGCCTACAGTCGCTATCTCAAAACCGTCAAAGTCTGAGGTCGCCACAGATGTTCGCCTTTTGTTCTCTCTATTCGTAGGGTTGGCAGCGTCTGTTTCTCCACGTGCTAGCTCATTGATATCTGATACTTCCGCTTCTACAGGATACACACCAAATGGGTCACGGAATCCTTGACCATCTATAATACTGCCGGCCTCCTCTGGTATGCCTGAGAGACTACCATGTATCAACGGCTCTTGTCTGTTCTCATCTCTATAACTTACATAGACCCATGTGCCTTCTACAAAGAATGGCGGCGTCATGCCTAGACCAGAGTTACCTCCAGAGGGGGTAATCACGGTAGCCCATGGCAGGTCAGCCGTTGGCAATATGTCAGTCTCTATAGGGTGTAAACCTAATACACGAACACGGAAGCGCCCAAGTTTCTTTGGGTCTCTACGGTCTTCTATCACACCAATGTAAGTATTTCTCATTTATTTTTCCTTTTTGGCTCGTATGTTGTTTGTTTTAAAGGACTAGTCTCTAATTTCTTTACAGCATTTGCGTATTGTAAATTCTTTACAGGTTTTTGTAAATCTTGTAAATTTCTGTTATGCAAATGCTCAGTAATATCAATGACTTTATGTTCACGCAATGCAGCTAATCGTGTCTCTATCCAATCAAGCATTTTCTCGCCCTCTTTTCAATATAATACTGTTTTGGACCTGTTTCACAACTGGTCCTACCATACCTTCTGCATATATGTATTGGTCTTTGTTTGTATCATTGCGAAATAGTGTATCTTCTTGTATATCTATTTCATGTAGCACCGGCCGTGGGTCATATGTCGTCACTTGTAGGTGTCCTTCGCTGATTTCTATACTGGTACCTGGTTCTACCTTATAGTGTGTATTACCTTTGACATATACACCCTCTATATTACTTCGTTTATACATTCTCTTGTTCCTCTTTAAAGCCTTGTTGTAGTAGGTCACTTGTACTTAACGTGTAATCTACGACAATACTGTAGCGATGATTGTCTTTGGCTAAGTGTGGTGGCATGTTTGTAATACTGTGTGGTATTTTACTTTTCATTATAATCAAACTGTTTTGTACACCTTTTAATATCATATGGTCATATATGGTCGTGCCGTACTCAGGATAGCGATTTCGTAGATAGTATATGCAGGTATAGTCACTCTCATGGATATGGGTACCAAAATTACTGTTTTCTGTACACACATTACCCCAACACTTGGAAATATTG